AAATTCGCCTCTCGTCTTTTGTATTTTGTATTTCTTAATTATTTTATACCTTTGCACTATAAAATCAACTCCTTAAAACCAATGCCTCTAAAAACCCCCAATAAAAAGCAGGGTTACCAGCGTAACCAACTCCTCCGCTACAAAGCCGTAATGGACGAGTTCAACCGCCACGACTATCGCTATATGCCTATTTCGGTAATATGGCGTGAGTTTATATACCCCAAGTTCTTTATATCACGAGGCACACTCTACAAAATTCTAAGTATAGATGTAGATACCGAGCTACAAGCCTATGCCTAGACCGCCACACAGTCTGCGTCTTAGATATTCTGCATTTCACAACTGTAATACACTTCATACTCTTGAAGCCCATCATCGCGAAGGGTTCTGTTCTGCGAAGTCCTAATAAGTGGCGAAACATTAGGCAGTAATGATACCCCGTGTAGTTGCTGGTGTATTTTCTCAATAATACCCCATATTACCCACACCTCTTCTTTTTGTCTCCTTGGGGCTTGCATACTACTATTGGTAAGCCTCATATTAGCCACCGTAATTTTTATCTGTACAGTGCCTATTTGTCGTTGTAGAGGTTTTTTAGTAATATCTTTACCTAAGTTAGTGAATTGCACCTGTTGCACATCAATCAGCGCACAAGGGTATTGCACAGGCATATTAGGACTGTAATAGTCTAACTGTCCCCAGTTCTCATCTATGTGTTTAAGTTCTGCAATCTCGCTTACTTTCTGCTGTATTTTCTCTAATAATGTTTTCACTGGTGTATGCTATTTAGTAGTTCTTTCATATTAAAATTTACAATATCATTTACCATTCTTTTTACTTCAGTATGGTCGCCGATAAATTGTCGCTTGGGTATTTTTAGTTTGTCGCCTACCTTTTTTAAGGCAAGGGCTTTCCAGTGCTCTGCTTCTACCGAAAAAGCCTTTTGTGTTGCCCCTTTTCGCCCTTTGGCTGCCCCAATGGCTTTGTAATACATTGCCCAAAAATAACGCTTCATTTTAGCTGTTATTTCCACTTCACCGCCATTGTTTTGAATATCAGCATAAGGCACCGAACTTGTCCAGCGTACAGTAGTACCTTCAATGTTACTACGGATAGAGCGGCGCAAGGTACCTGTGCGCATCATTAGCGAGCCACGTCTATTGAGTATAAGGGTATTATCCCATTTATCATCAAAGAATGCCTTACGCTCAAAATTGCGGTCAAACGCTTCTGTGAGCTTCACTTTTGTATCCGTTAAGATGTGATTTAAAAAGTCTTTAAACTCCATTTAAAAAAGTTTTGTGTTTATTTGCTTGTTGTTTTGTTTTTATTTTGTACTTTTGTTCCCTAAAATACATTTTACTATGGACTTACTAAATAAATATCTCAGCAAACGTGATTACTCAGGAAGTGAGGAGGATATTTACGCCCAAGATATAGAAACCTTCTATAACTTCTCTCTACTTCATAATGAGGAGGGTCGCTTTTTAGCTCTTTTAAAAAAAGCCGATAAAGAACAAAAAAGAATTACTTATGCTACAGAACAAGATGTTTTGTGTAGTGATATTTTTGTTCACCAACTTACTCTGGTATAAAACTTCTAATCATTTGTATAGTATCTTGATATAAATCAGGCATTACCTCCCTAAAAACTTCATTACCTGCAAAGGTATTTTCAAAAGCGTGGGCAATAAACTCAGCTTCCTTCATTCCAGCTATACTAAAATATCTTCTTGAGTGTCCCGAACCAAAATTACTATTCAAGGACATAAGTGTATCACTACAAGCCCCTATTTGTTCCATTAAATTATGGTTATTCTCTCTCTGAGCTTCTCTCATTTTTTCATTGAGATTTCTCTGAATTTCTAAGTATCCTTTATTTCTATCTTCAGCAAAGATATTACGATGTTTATCCATTACATCTTTTACTCTACTGTCTTGTCTCATTCCTATATGAGTGTCAATAGCGTGTCCAAATTCGTGATAAACTACCGCTTCTGCATACCAGTTGCTTTCTCGTCTTCTACTATCAATCGGTATTTTCACAAAATTACTTGTAGGTGAATAATAGGCTCCACTCATAGCTCTATATCCTATAGGCTCTCTAAAATACAAAGGTGTTTCTCTTGTTAAGCCTTCAAAAATACTCCTATTAACTGTTATATTTAACTGACTTTCATAAGTAGGAATATTAGTAGGTGTATATTCGGGTTCTTGCCTTTGTTGCATATTGTTTAACACCTGCTGTGCCTGCCCAGCCCCTACTACTTGAGTATAAGTATTAGTGGGTGGAAATACCTTCTTTTCCTGCCCTGGGTTAAAGCGAAACATCTCCAATTTATTCTTTCCACTCTTGCCTATCTGGGTAGTGGCTTCCTCTCCTGCCTTTTTGGCAGTTTCGGGGTTGCTTTTGGTGTTTTCACGTGCCAATACTTCTACAGCTGTACAGCGGCAACGCCAGCCATTAGGCGGGTAGTACTCCGTCCAAAAGGCATCGTCTTTGGGCAAACATATTCCTGCCAAAACGGCGTGGCTTTGCCTTACTCGCTCATCACCTGCGGTGCGATATTCCAACCAATAACGGCTCGTGTCGGTTTGTAGGTTAGCCCAATTAGCGGCACTTTGGGCACTCTGTACAGCGAACTGGTACTCGGCTTCTAAGTAGTTACGGTTATAGGTGTTATTCAGTTTTAGTATCTCCTGTTCAAACTGATAATAAGGGCGTATATTGCCCTGCTCGTCTTTTAGTTTGCTCCGTGCCTCAGTGAGTTGTGTATGGGTTTTGAGCCCTGAAAAGATAAATACATCTTTCTCTAAATAGGTTTTCATCTCATCGGGTACTTCGTGAGGGATAGCAGTGTTAAACACTTCAGCAGTAGCGATAATGAGGTCGCGGTAGGCTTTGTATTTGGTAAGGTCTTCGGGTTTATAGGTGCCTTTTTTATGCAAATAGTCAAACGCTTTCTTAGCCACCTTAGTAAGGTCTTTCTCCTCTCTACTTGGGAGAGGGGCAGGGGGTGAGGATACTAATCTTGCTTCTTGGCACGCCTGACAATCGCAAGGAGCGTATTGGTTTTGTAGGTTCAGGTGTAGTGCCCCGAAATAAGTGTCGGGGCTTAGTCGAAAAAATCTAAGGAGAGTTTTTGAGGCGTGGCAGGAGCTTTGTTTCCTATAACCTCAATGCCGAACTTTTCTTTGAGCCATTCATCGGATACTTCTTTATAAGGCAGTATTTCCTTAGTGCGTGTCCACAGTTCGCCCAAGTCCTCCACTTGGTCATACACGAGCGACAAACCCTCTTCGGGGAGTACCCCAATGGCGTACAGAGCAGGTAGTACTTTATCGTTCATATACTGCTCTACCATTGTTTGGTCGGCATCCACAAGGGCTTGCAACATATCCTGTGAGCTTACTTCTTTGCCTTTGCTGCCGTACTTAGTATCTTGCCCGATGATAGCCCCCGAAATGAGCAACGAAATATTATCACGGCACAGTTTTATGAGTCCGTTATACACTTCACCAGTTGCGGGTACGCCATTAGTAGCCCACTCGAATTGCTCGGTTTCGTCGATGATAAACCAAGCGGCAGCCCCCATATCAGTCATCATCTTCTCGGCACGTGCAAGGGCTTGGCGGTCGCGGGTATTTGTCTTCATTACGCGGGGAGGTATGCCATATATCTCGCACAACTCCGACCAGCAGCTTTGCGCAAAACGACTGAACAAAATATGTGGTATTGCCTGATTGATAAGCCCTAAGTCGCCTGCCTTACCAAAATCTAATAACCACGTACCATACTCAGAGGCATTGATATAGTCTAAGCCCTTATCATCGGTGTAGTCTTTTAGAATAGTACCCTTTTGCGGTATCACGTTTTGGCGGGGTACTAAAGCTACTTCTACATCCGAAAAAGGCACCTCATTACTGCCCGCAGGTGCTACCTGCCGATTGAGCTCTATAAGGGTATATCCAAAGTACTCGCTGTCTAAAATGTTGCTTATAATCTCATTAAACCAAACAGACTTTTGCAATTGGCGTGTTAGCTCCTCGTGTGTCTCACCATTAGCCTTCTGTATGCTAAAATTAGCCGAAATAGTCTTTAGCTTTCGGTTCTTTATTTGTGAGGTAGTATGCGCATCAAGCATCATATCACGAACGAGATTATAGTAGGGAAACATTTTTGGGTTCTCTACGTTCTCTGCCATTGCCATTGCATTTTTCCACGTGAGTACATCGGCACGGGTACGCGCCATAGCCTTGGGAACGATATTGCAGGTAGGTTGCAGAGTGTTATTGCCTGCTTTTTTAGGTTTCTTATAGTTCTTATAGGGTTTCATTGCTTGTATTTTCCTTTAACGTTAATACCTTTTTCTGTGATTTGTAGTACTTCGGCACTAAAGCCGTCAGCTTCTAATTGGATGCGTATATGCCTATCGAGGGCGCGGGTAATACTGCCATTCTGTGCTTGCTGAATATTACAGCCCGTAATAGGCGACTCCTTCCACTCTCCTTGCTTGGAGAGCAAAAGGAACTCCACGTGTTGGGCGGTACTTTCATTAGCGACAAAGTCGCCTCCTGCAACCTCCAAATCATATTCAGTTGTTACGGTTATATCTTTCATAATAATTGCCTACAGGTGTCCCCGTTTATTCGTGATTGTACTTTTTACGAGAACCATATACAAAAGGGGTTATTTGCTTTTCTGTTTCCTCTGTACGAGGCACAATAGGTAGTGAACTGATATTCACCTCACCCTTAGCGAGCCTTTTAAGGTACTCTATCGCCCTGTCGTAGCGTTCTTTGGCGTGGTCATAGATAATATCAGCATTGCACAAATCAACGATATACCACTTCGCTACCGATAGGCATAAACTCACCACAAGGGCGTTGCGCTCTTCCCCACGTTTGACAAAGATAGCCTCCGCATCGTATCGAGGGCGACCATCAAGGTATTCCTTTTTATCATTGGTGTAGAAGTACGATTTTACCTCCTGCTCAGCAGTATCTAACGCCTGCATTACTATAGTATCGTCACCTTCGGTTATCTGCTCCACTTGGTAGGAGTAAATGTTATTCTTTAAATCTTCTTTTACTAAAAACATATCAATAATGGTTATTAACTCTCGACCCGAAAGCGTATTGGTTGCTACTTTGCCTGTTGCGACCTATGAGCCATTTAAAAGCACCGTGCACGGCATCGGGTCCATCATCGTGGGCACCCGAACCCTTTTCAAAGGCTAAAAACTGGTCAATAAGCACCTGCATATCCGCGTTTTTCTGCTCACTATTGAACCACACATTTTTGCGTTCAAAATAGCCCGCAAGGCTCTCTATACGGTCGAACTTATCAGCTTTGCTGCGTTTGTCGGCTACAATAGGGATATAATACCCCCGTTTATCGCCCTCTTGGTCAAAGTCGCTTACAAACTCGTCCATTGCAAACAAACCCTCAATCATATAACGGATATTGTAGCGGTCTAAGTGATACTTCTCATACTGGTCATACAGCCATTTAGCACAATGCGCACGGCTTTTTTGCTGCATATAGCACAGCAGTATATGAAACTCCTTGCCTATATTGCCAACTAAAATCAAGGCTTTGTAGTCCGCATTTTCCTTATACGACAAGTCCCCATAGAAGCACAGGTTATCATAGTTAGAAAGTGGCAATGCCTTTTTATACTGAATATCCTCGTACTTAAAGATAGCTCCATCCTCAATATGTGTGTGCATATACTCCCGCATAAACGAGCGGTAAGGCATACTCTTAAACTTATTACGCCAGTACTCTGCCGAAGTCTTCTCTACCCACTCAGGCGTAAAGTCCTGCAAGTTTTTCACCGCACACACCGTAAGTATCTTAAACAAGGTGCGACCTTGAGCGATATTACTTTCATAGTTCTGCTCTTCTTGTGGCGTGTTAATCACCTCATTAAAGTACGTTTTAAGGCGGTTCGTGATTGAGTTTTTGTGAAAATTGTTATTAGCAAACACAAAGCGTTCAGTAGCGTTATCCTCGCTGTCAAAACATCCCCATACATCTTCAGTAATATAATCTACACTTTCCCGCATAATGCGGTCGTTGTGAATAGACTTCTTGCTATCCACATCATCTACCACTATATAGTCGGGACGTTCTGACTGTTCCCGTGCCCCTCGCGGGTTTTGTCCAAAACCAAGCGACATAAACCGAACCCCGTCATTAGTAACAAACGAACCATCCGACCAGTCTCCCGCCGATGACCTCTTGCCATAATCATTCTGCAAGCGGTTATTGTGTTCCAGCTGTGCCTGTATGCCCGACAGCAGTTTCTTTGCCTTAGGTTCAGTCTCCCCCACCAAAAGCATAAAACGCAAATCACCCTTAGCAAAGTACAAGTACAGCGGTATCCCCATATCTATATGTACCGACTTTCCCGCCGAGCGGTACATCTCGGCAAGCAATCGCAGTCGCTTATTATCTACTATCAGCTTAGCCAACTTAGCGTGAAACCACGCACACTTCTGTTTAGCATAGTTAGGAAAATAGTACTCAAACCAGCGCACATAATCACCCTCCAAGTTCTTAATACGAGCCGCTTTCTCTTTGGCTGTTTCGTGTATATTTACCGAAGTAGCCTTAGCAATCAGCAGACAATGCTTGTCGTAATCAGCTAAGAGTTTAGCGTATATTTTATCGTTCTTGCTCATTTTTTACTTTTAGTTGTAAGAATTGTTTGTGATACTTGGTACATTGAGCGGCAAAACCCGCGTCCTGTTGTGATATAAACATATCCAGCTCTTTCAGCACTTTATATACAGTAGTAGGGTCTGCCTGCGTTTCGCACCTATCTAAGGCAGCCATTAACTTACCCACATCCGAAGCCGAGAAAGTAGGCTCTTGTCCGTTCATTACCCTAATAGTCTCAGCTTGTAACTTCTGTTTGATAATAGTAGGCGAAGCGTGGAAGTTCAAACGCTTGTCTTCCCAATCGTACTTCTTTACCCATTCGACAATAGTAGCAGGGCGTACTCCGTAGAGCTCCGCTACTTCTGCTTGGGTAACTTCAATATTTTCAATATAATATTGTTCTGCCTTAATACGTGTTTGTTCTTTATTTCTTGCCATTTTTTGTGGCAAAATTCCTACAATTATGGCACTTATAAAACAAGTTGTTCAGTCATTGAACAACTTTGTCCAACCCTTGAACAGTTTTGTTCAACCCTTAAACAACTATTTGCACACTCGACAGAAGCTCACGAATTTTGCCCCGAAAATGATTAACAAAAAAATGAAAGCCTATGCCTAAATTTATATTGAATGATGAAGCAGTGGTCAATTCTTACGGCTTTAGAATCCTAACTGCAGGAATTGATCTAACACGCTTCAAACTCAACCCTGTAATGCTTGATGGGCACATTCAGAGTAATCAGAATGTTATAGGAAGTTGGAAAGACATCACCCTTGAAGGGGGTAAATTGCTCGCTGAACCTATATTTGATATGGAGGACGACAATGCTAAACTCATAGCAGGAAAGGTAGAAAGAGGTATTATCAAGGGGGCAAGTATGGGAATAATGTTTTCTAAGAAAGATTTAGCTAATGAAAACGGAGAAATGGTGCTTAAAAACTGTTCCCTTTTTGAAGTATCTATAGTAGCTGTACCCAGCAATGCCAACGCTTTGCGCTTGCAAATGGACGGCAAAGAACTTACCGAAAAAGAAATAAATGAGCTATGCCTATCATTGACGGATAAAACAATTAACACAGATAACAATATGAAGATACAACTTACACAATTAGCCTTAGTAGCCTTGGGTATGAGTGCCAACACCAAGGAGCTATCAGCAGATGAAATAGAGTCTGCTATCTTGGCACTTTCTAAATCACGAGACGAACTGCAAGAAAAACTCACCCTTTCAGAAGATCAGCTTAATGCTTTTGTAAATAAAGAAAAAGCACAAAAAGCAGCCCTTACTGTCCAAATGCTTGACGAGGCAGTAAAAAGCGGTAAAATCACCGCTGATAAACGACAAACATTTGCTGATTTAGCGGCTAAAGATTTTGAGTTGGCAAAAGCTACTTTAGAAGCTTTGCCTACTAAAAAGAGCTTTGGTACAGGTGTTACCACACCCGCAGGAACCACTGGAGTAACTACTATGGACGATTTTCAAAAACTCTCCTTAGATGAGAAGTTGGCTTTCAAAAACAGCAACCCTGAAGCCTACCAAAAATTGGTTGCTTCTATTTAACTCCGTAGCACAGTAAGCGTTTAAATAATATTTAAAAACCTTTTAAAAACAGAATTAACTATGGCAATGAATTTTCCAGAAATATGGGAGGCACGCGTACGACAAACCCTTTCACAAGGAGCCGATGCCGACTTCTTAGACGGCGTGCAAGAACTCGATGGCGATGTAACCCAAATGGGCGAACACAACGTAATTCACATCCCTACTACTGAGTTCAAACCCGATGTACTTATTAATAACAGTACATACCCCCTCGCTATCCAAGACTACACCGAAAACGAAGTCGTGGTAAAATTGGACAAGTATCAAACAAAACCTACTAAGGTTACTGACGACCAAACCATCGGAGCAAGCTACAACAAAATTGATGCGGTTACCCGTAGCCACACCAATGAAATTAGCGTTACCAAGTATAAAAAAGCATTACACGCTATTGCTCCTGACCAAAACACCGCTGCTACTCCAGTCCTCACCATTGCAGGTACTGAATGTACCTACAACGACATTGTAGCCCTCAAAGCAAAATGCGACAAAGCGGGATGGCCTCTCAAAGGTCGCCGACTTGTATTGTGTTACGACCACTACAATTCCCTACTCAAGGACAGAGAGCGTTTTGGTGACCAGCTTATCAACTATCGCAACGGACAAACAGCCCCAGTGATTGCAGGCTTTGAAATCAAAACCTACGAACAGCACCCTCACTACAATGCCACAGGACAAAAGATCGCTTTCGACCAAGTGCCTACAAGTACCGATAAACCCGCTTCAGTAGCCTTTGTGGTAGATGCTGTGCGTAAAAAGACAGGACTTACTAAGCAGTACTATTCCGAAGCCAAACAAGATACCCAAAACCAAGCAAACCTCTTGGCGTATCGCCACTACTTCATTGCTTTGCCTTTGGAGAAAAAGTACATTGCTGCACTGAAATAATGTTTAACCCAAAAAGGAGGGGAAGCCTCAGAAAAGCCCCAAAGTAACTCAATTAGCACGCTTTTTTCTGCAACCTTCCCCCCTTACTAATAACAGAAACCCTATGGATACCATATTCAATGATAACCCCAATTTAGATGTAGCCTACAAAACCGTTGATGGCAAATACTTCTACACCGAAAATAGCGCACAAAACTATGCCCTAACCCTCAAAAATAAAGAGGTAAAAAAAGTTGTACGTACAGAAGAAGCTACAGAAAAAGAGGAAGTAAAAAATGAGGTCGTTACTGAAACACAGAAGCCTTCAGAAAACCCAGAACCCTCAGAAAACTCTGATAATTCAGAAAACCCAGAGTCCTCAGAAAACTCTGATAATTCAGAAAGCCCAGAGCCTTCAGAAAACTCTGATAGTTCAGAAAACCGAGAGTCCTCAGAAAACTCTGATAGTTCAGAAAACTTAGACCCCTCTGAAGAGCAAGACAAACCACGTTTTGAACTCAAACCTAACAAACAAAACAAACGCTAAACAATGAACGGAGTAAAATTCATAAGAAAAAACGGTGGCTTAGGGCGTGAGCTTGCAGGTGAAGACCATATCTCTGGGCTCATCGTCTATGGCGAAACAGCCGTTGCCCCTACCTTATTACTTTCGGTAGAGGAATTAGCAGGCAAGGCTATTACTCACACAGCAAACCCCATATTGCACTATCATATATCCGAGTTCTTTCGTATCAATGAAGGGGCAAAGCTATATGTGCAATCAGTAGCAAGTGCCGACGGTAATTATACCGAAGTAAAAACCCTGCAAGCATTCGCCCAGGGAAAACTCCGACAAATTGCCATTTGCGACTTCAAAACCGAACTTTCGGGCTTAGACAACGCCCTTAGCAAGCTGAACGCTATCGGCAAGGAGTTAGCCAAACGTATCACCCCTGCAAGCCTTTTGTATAGCTTTAAACTCAAAGCCGAAGATATTGCTAACCTCCCCGATTTGCGCACCAAAAGTGCCGAACTCGTGAGCGTAGTCATAGGACAAGACGGAGCAGGGCGAGGGGCTTATATCGCACAAACTACCCCTGCAGTAGGTTGTATAGGGACTGCCCTTGGAGCCATTTCCAAAGCCCAAGTACACGAGAGTATTGCGTGGGTAGAAAAACAGAATTTAGTGAGCACAGCTTACGACAAAGCCCTTACAGGCGACACATTGCAAGCCCTTGAGTTAGATGTCCCCGCTTTAGTCGACGGCACCAAGCTTGGCAGCCTAACCCCTGCACAAGTAGAAGCCTTACACGGCAAAGGGTATATTTTCCTTACCCAGTATGCAGGCAATGCGGGTACGTATTTCAATGATAGCTTCACCGCTACAGCTGCTACCAGCGACTTTGCCTATATAGAGAATAACCGCACCATCGACAAGGCTATCCGTGAACTGAACCGTGTGCTGGTACCTAAGATTTCAGGTCCTGCCTATATTGACCCCGACACTGGCAATCTACAAACAGCAACCGTATCGGCTATTAGTGCCCTTTGTGAGGAGCCTTTAGATGCAATGAAGCGTAATGGTGAGCTCAGCGGGTATAAGGTGTATATCAACCCACGCCAGCGCATTTTGCAAACCTCCAAGTTAGAAGTAGTACTCAAAATAGTACCCGTAGGCACTATGCGCGAGATAGAAGTAGCTATCGGTTTTGCCCTATCGGTGTAATCCTCCCCTAACCCCTCCCAAAGAGGGGAACTTATAATGTAAAATAACTAATTAATCCCGCTACCCCGTGCGGATTGACCCCCCCCCCCCCTCCCGGGGGGGGGGGGGGGGGGGGGGGGGGGAGGAGGA